CCCCTGCAGCATCGACGCAACACCCGGTATGCAATTCACTTCCACCTGCACACCGCCCGTAAACAGCGGATAGAACTGTACGCTGTCGGGCGAGTACATGAACATCAGGTTCGCCGGGTATGTCCAATCCGGCGGTGTAATGATTATGTACGGGTTCGCTACTCCAAGAGCGACAACGTGAGAGATTGCCGTCCCTGCGTCGAAAGCCGGACCATCTATAATTTGCATGTTCTGTCCTCTATTTAAGCGGCTTGGATATCAATGAAATACAAAGGATCATCAATGCAATGATGACACCCGCAGTGATGAAAGTCGTTGGGTCGTATGTCATTCGATCCTCCACACCCTGATCCCCTTGGCAAGCGTCTTGGTGCGCCACCTTGTGCCGGTCTTTTTGCGGTGACTCTTGATGGCCCACCTGACGCGCTGTGCCGCTTTCTTGCGGTCTGGTCCCTCGCTTGGCACCAGAAAGCTGTCACCCGGCATGAGTCGTTCAAACCCGTAATACGAGTTTGAATTGATAGCGTTGGAGATCGGAGGGGTTACGTTCTTCTCGATCACGTACATTCTATGCCTCATCGATGAAGTTGGCGTGGACCGTGCCTGCCAGATTGATTTCGAGCAGATACTCGGACGCACCAGCATACTCGGTGCCGGACGCAATTCTGGCCGGGATTGTAATCGCTCCCAGTTCAGTGGCGAGTGACTTCATCATGATATGAATAGAGTAGCCGTTCTCCTGCAGCCATTGGTTCAAAAACGTCTTGCTGATCCTGACCATCTTGTCGTGAACACCAATGTGAACCTGAATTGCATCCAGCCGATCCGGGTGCATTGAGAGTATCTGGATAGTCCCGGCAGCTGGCTTGCCGCGCCCGGCGTGGATGCGGTTGGTCCGCAGCGTGTGCCGCGCCCGCCTGTCGTTGAGGAACTGCGCCAGCACGTTCACTACGTTGAAGGCGTCGCTCATGTCGACGTGCGACGCCTTGCGGTCGCCGCGCATGTTGTCCAGCGTGAGCTTCAGAAAGTGCTTCAGGCGTGGGATATCGATGTTGGTGAAGCCCAGCTGGTTGGCATACTCGGCACCCTTCAGGAGCGTGACGATCATCACCCTCCAGAAGCGCTCCTCGTTGGCCATATCGAATTCCTTGCTGATCTCCTCGTTGAGCGCGAAGATCTCAGGTTCGATAGTGGCGATGTTGCTTCCCAGAAATCTGGCGTATTCCAAGCCAATTTGCCCGTAATTCTGGTCGAGGATGCCGTGCATCTTGTCAGCCAGAGCCGAACTGATCTGGCCCTTGCCCGTCGCGTTGCGCTTCACCTCGTACTCGAACACACGGTAGATGCCCGCTGCCGTGTTCTTTGAGTGCTGTGCAACATGATCCATGATGGAGTCATTGGACGCGCTGATCATCATGGTGCGCCACGAGCCAGCTTCCCGCATGTTCGCGCTTTGCGTCATGCGGTCTTTCTCTTTGCCCTTGACCAGATCGAACACCATCTTGACGAAGCGCTTGCTCTCGTCCTCGCCCTTGAGTTCGTCCCAGTAGATCGGCAAGCTGTTGATCTGGCCCATCTTTCCGAACACGCTGTTGGACGTGTCAGTCGTCCCGGCCATCGCCATCTGGGGGTGGCCCCACACAGCTTGGGCGATACGCATCGCGGTGGTCTTGCCGAAGCCGGACTCGATTGAGTATGTGCTGAGAAGGATACCCGGCAGGTTGACGAACTTCAGCAGTGGTGCGGCGAACGCCGACGCGAGTATCCCCTCCAGCGCGGGCCGGTCCTGATCGGTGATCATCCGTGCCGCTTCGATCCAAGGATCGCGGCTTCCCATCGGGGTGAAGCGCTTGACCAGCACCGGGTCGGGGTTCGCAGCACCTCTATCAGTGCCACCCGCCATCCACAGCGAGCCGCCGTATACGAAGCCCTCAAGGTCGCCCTTGGGAGTTTCGGACCATCCAAATGGTGCGGCGCTGACAACTGCTTGTTTGGATTGCTGTAATTTTCCAATCCACGACACGATGAACTCCCTTATGTTCTTGGCCTCACCGTCGCGGATGGGCATGCCTTGGTTCCAGAGGAGCCGGATCATCCCCTCTTTGGATGCCGCTTCCTTCAGGGGAAGCCCGATCTGAATGGCGCGTCCCAGTTCAGTGATGGTTGTAAAATTAAGCGTGTACACCGGGCTGATCTGCAGCGTCGGATTGTACATCGGATATGTACTCAGGGGGATGTCCGACGCGGTGCCGTCGCTGTCGATGAGTATCCGGCAGACAATGTTATTTTGTAATCGCTTGTAGCCAACTGGGAGATCGTTTGAGCCGACAGCTGGTCCGTTATATCCCGCACTACCTGCGCCCGCCGCTGCCGCAGCCGATACCTTCGCCATAAGCTGAGTTGCGGCAATGTTGAGAGGAGATCGATTTGCCGCAAGGAGTGGACAAGTTTGGCACCCCGCGTGCCCAGATGCAGAGATCGTTCGGCACGCAGGCCAGCCAAGATCCTTGCTCTGGCGGTCACGTTCTTTGCGGTTGAATAGCTCGTCGGTAGCGGCTTTGTCGTACTTGGCGCTTCCGCAGGCCATTGCGTGTGCATCCGCCCGTCCTCCTTCCGTGAAGGTTGCAATCAGAGTCGACAGGTTCCACAACGGATTGGAGTTTACGCCGGACTTGAGCGCGCTGCCAATAAAGTCGCACAGGGGCGCGATCTCGCTGAGATTGATTGGATAGCTTTCGACGCCGGTTTCGAGATCGCTGATGTCTTCGATGGGCGTCTTGCGCGGCAGGAAATCGAACGGCGAAACCACATGAAGCGGCGTGAATACTTTATAGGGCTCTAACGCTGTCTCCAGTCGAGCCACGCTGTAATCGCTACCAGTGCGCCCCCCAACAAGATCAACTGGACGAGGGACATCCAGCTTCCGATTGAGAGTGCCCGGAACCCTAAGAATACGAGCAGCATCAATAGTACAGCCCGTATCGCATAGAAGCCCATTAACTTTCGCTGCGTTGGCGAGGGCGTTGGCAAGCGGTTGCCATTCGTTGATTGTGAGTGCGCGGTCGAAGGTCCAGTAGATGTGGAACCCTCCACCGGATTTGACGATGACACTTGGTTTGGGGAGCCCGACGATGGCGATGAATGCGCTGAATGCGGCGAGTGCTTCCTCCAGTGTGTCATAGCTGTCCTTGTCGTTTCCTTTGGCGTCGATATCCATGAACAGGCTTTTGAACGCTGTTGCATTCTCCTGTGAGCGGATCGGCAACGTATACACATTGCCCTTCATGGATACCTTGGGTAGCGCGTCTCTCTGCGAGGACATGCAGACGTAGATATCTTCGACATCAGAAAGACTCTGCGCCCACTTTACAGTTCGCACAGCTTCTTGAACCGAACGCACAGCACGACCTGTCCAGATCGGCTTGCCGGTGTGTTCGCTTATCTTGTTGGTCTTCCAGTGGATGTTAACGAATGAAGGAGCGTCGCCTTCTTGCGGCCAAGGCAAAACCTTGGCGAAATACGCCTGTGCAGAGTTGGACATGCTTCTCTTCCGTGGGTGGCTGGGGGAGCGTTAGCTCCCCCAGTAGAAACTAAACAGCGTCGGACAGAAGATCGTCCAACGTAGTGTCCAGAGTAGTCTCAAATGTTTTTTCGGAAGGCGCGTTCGCTTGAGTATTAGCAGGAGCTTCTTGTTTGGCAATCGTCTTCGTGGGCGTTTTTGTAATAGCAGGTGTAACAACAGGTGTAGCGACAGGCGCGGGTGTAGGTTCGGTTACCTGCGGAGTAACGGGCGCTGCGATCTGCGGTGCGGCAGGGGCGGGGGCGGGTGCGATCTGCTGCACAACATGCACTACGTCAGTCCCTTCCGAGAGGATCTCCTTGACTTGGAAACCATCACGCAACTCCATCACTGCATCCGCCTGTGCATCGTTGAGCGGCGGCAGCGGAGTGAGGACCAGCTTCGGATACGCTTCGTTGGGATCGAATGAAATTTTGGTACCTACTGCGTAGTAGGGGTAACCCATCGAACGCATCTGCTTCGCGTAATTGGCGAACTCCTTGAGAGAGTCAGCTGGTACGCGCAGCAACATCGGACCACCGAATGCTTCGTTACGGATATCACCCAAGGGTGATACTGCGACCCGCTTGGAGTCGCGGCACGCCTTGCCGGGTTTGCCTGCCGTAGTGATCCGCGAACCCCACTTGTTCTGGGGACAATCTGCACAGTTGGTGTGCTGCTTTGCGGTAGAACTCGGGTGCGGCACGATACCGGTGTTGGAGAAGCATTCGGGTGCTTTGGCAGCGCCTTCTTCATACTGGCTATAGAAGATCTTGGAGATCGGTACTGCCGCCTGCAGCAGTACAAGATCCACGCTATTGCGAGGACCATCGCCATCAGGACGCATCAGAACGTGAGGCTCGGCACCGCCTCTAGTAATAGTCCATACCTTGCCCTTGATACGCAAGATCGGGTAGCCCGAGCTTACACCAGCGTCGAGCGCGGTATCGTCTCCAGCATCTGTGAAGCGGGACGAGATTGCTCCAAAACCGGGTGGGGGAAGTGCAGTCATGATAACTCCTTATGCGCGGCGAACGCCGACGATATACGTGGATGAGAAGTTCACACCGGGCGGCGGTGCGTTGTTTTCCTTGATGAACTCAGCTACCGCAGTGACATTGGCTTTGCGGTCGAGCAGATCGAAGGCATCATTTTCCACAACATAGTCCATGAATGCCTTGGGGTCAGCAAGCGATGCTGATTTCTTTTCGGTGCGGTATACCGTACCGCTGTCGGTGGCGATGCTGTTTCCACCAACATCATTGAGGCGCTCAAGCAGATTGGTGTTGAGCCCTTCGAGGGTCTCTTTGAGCGGCTTGAGTTCGAGCTTCTGTTCCGCTTCCCTGTTCTTGATTTCGTCGCGAAGCGTGACGTATTCCGCGACCAGCGCGTTGATGTCCATTGGTATCTCCGTGGGTGGGTGGCCTTTAGAACTTTGCGTTTCCGAATGCGTCCCCAGAGGGGTTCGGTACGTTGGTTGGTTCGATCTGCATGATGTCGTCAAGCTCTGCTTCGGGCATCAGTTTTAGCAATTCCTGCCGTGCTTCCCATGCCTCATGTTCGGCACCGCTTAATGCCGCCTGAGCCAGCATTACTTCGTCTAGATAAGCGTTGTATTGTGCCAGCAGCTTTGCTGTTTTCATGATCTTGTTCTGCATAGTTACCTCTGGGGTGGTTATTCAGCTGTGAGTGCAGTTTCGTCTTCGAACAGTTTGAGCAGTTGATCTTGTACTTTTTGTTTTTGTTGCAGCATCTTGTAGATACGCTTCTCTACCGGCGTACTTTGCAGATGAAGGACAAGCTGTTTATGCGCTTGACCAACTCGGCGTATGCGATGGTTAGCTTGATCATAAATTTCAAGAGACATGACCGGAGCAAACCAGATGACTGTGTCTGCCGCTGTGAGAGTAATACCGTGAGCAAGACACTGAGGATGAGCAAGTATAACGCGATATTTACCAGTGTTCTGGAACAGATTAAATATCTCAGCGCGCTTCGTAGCAGGTGTATCACCGTCAACAGTAGCATGTTCAATAAAACCAGCTGTGAGTGCGCTACTGATGCCGTCCAGTGCATGTTTGAATGGTGCGAACACCAGCACTTTACGGTCGGTACTCTCGATTGCATCCAGCAGTGCCTGAATGCGATCATTGTTGTCGAGCGCCACGACCCGGTGGTTCTTGTCGTATACCCAGCCGGTTGATATCTGCAGCAGCTTCATCATGACAGCACCTGCGTTCGCTGCCGTGATTTCATGGTTCTGTACAGCTACGTAGCATTGCTCTGCCAGTGTCTTGTATATCTTGGTCTGCTTCGGCCCCAGAGCTACATCGACATTGCGCTCGACCATGTCGGGCAACTCTACTACGTCGTCCAGCGTAAAGCGTACTGCGGGTTGCATGGCCGCGAACGCTTTCTCAACTGCGTCGGGCTTCGGCACCCACTTGAATGCGGTTGCCTTGTGCATCAAGTCTTCGCGGAACCTAGAGAAGTATTTCGGCACGGTGTTGGGCGTGACGAGCCTTGCCTGTGCCCATGCATCCGTGGGCGACGTAGGGATCGGCGAGCCAGTCATGCCCCACACCCACTCCATCCGGTTTGCCAGCCGGGACATGGACTTGTTGCGCTGGGACTGCCCGTTCCTGAATACGGCAAGCTCGTCAATCAGCAGCACGTTAATGTCGGTGCGCTTCATAAGCTCGTCAAAGATAACCCGATGACCGTCGTGGTTGATGACGAAGACATCCACGTCGGGATCTTTCAACAGATCGAGCCGCTTTGCTTTGCTCCCGTGCAGCACTGCGTATTTGATATGCGGCACGGTCGAGAAGATTTCCCGCGCCCATGTGAATGTGAGCGTGGACAAGGGCGCTGATACCAGCATCTTGCCGCAGATGTTGTTACTACGAAGGTAATCGAACGCCCAGAGAGCCGCCTTAGTCTTTCCCGTCCCCATCCCGTTCAGGACGTACGCTCTTTGCTCCAGTGTCAGCATCGCCGATGTTGACTTCTGGCTCTTGAACGGCGTCCCTCCGCACCAGTCGTAATGCGTCAATATCGGGCTCGGTACGTCGTACCCCATCTTTCTTAACAAATACGTTTCGGTCGGGCGATGCGGAAGCAGAATGTGCGGCCCACCAGCGTGCGAGATACTTTTTGCTGTCGGGAAAAGGTTCTGGATGTTCTCCGCGAACGGCACTCCCACCATCTGGTGCTTCGGGCTGACTAGTACTGGTAGCATTTTGTTTCACCTGTTCCAGATAAATTCTTAGGATGTGAGTCTTCTCAAGACTATCGATGACGAATGCTGCTCCACCAGCGTCTTCGATCTCTCTGAGGATCATGCGCTGGCGAGTTGTGGGTTTCTGACCGGGCGCTTTAGCTTCGATGCCGATAAACATTCCGTAGTGACAAATCAGATAATCCACTGTGCTTGCGCCGTAGCCATACGGCACCGGCATGAAAACGTAACTATCGGGGTAACTAGCCAGCACTTTACCGATTGCAGCTTTGATCTTGCCCTCTGGTGTCATGGTACGACCCTGTGCCTCTTTCGCTTTTTGCCGTTCAGGATTTCCGACACCCGTCCTTGACTGCGGACGCCGGTAACGTGGGCGATCTCAAGCATGGTCATCTTGGTGTTCGCCGCCAGCCAGCGAACCTTTGCACGGATAGCGGCGGTTATCCGTACAGACTTGGGTGGCGCTTTGCGGCACGGCGGCTCCCGCCATAACTGCGTCAGGGCTTTACTCAGCCATATCTTGGCTCTGCGTGGCACATCCGGCATTCTGCGGACGCCCTTGATGATCTCTCTGGCGTATGGAACGTCGCTCATTGCTACTTACCGTTATGAGGACACACCTTGACCGGGCACCACCGCTTGCAGAGATAGCCGGGTTTGGCTGGATAGGTCGTCGTCTCGTGAGCAGTCTTGAGTGCTTCGACGCGGGGCCAGATGTTCTTCCACATCTTCGCCATCTGATCCCTGTGGAAGTCGGCGCGAGAACTGGCGTCGTCCTTGAGCCAGATGAACTCACTACGGATCTGGATCACCTCCGGATGATGCGCGAATACACAAGCCGCCATGAGTGCGAGTTGCTGCGAGTCTTCGACGATCTTGCCTGTCTTCCAGTCGACTACCAGTGCAGCTGGCCCGACAATCTTGACCACGTCGGCAATGCCGCGATACCACGGCTCGTTCTGGTCTTTCTTTTTGGCGTCACTGGCGAACCATTGCGTGGGAGCGAAGTTCGCATCGATGGCCAGCTGCTGCTCGACCAGTATGTTGCCTCTTGATCCCTTGCCGAGAATGCGCTCGACCCATTTCTCGTAGTGTCCCATCCCCTTGGGGAGGGGCGTGGACTTCTCGATACGTTCGGCAAGCGCTTTGTGAACCGCGTTGCCCCACTGCAGGGCCTCGCCTTCCTCTTCCTTGATGTCCTTGGCTATGTCCAGATGCCAGTGACGCTTGGGGCAAGACTCGTAGTTCTTGAGGCGAGAGTAGCTCCATGCGAACGGCTTGACTGGACCGCCGCCATATCTGGTCGTGACGATATTCATTACTCTGCCCCTGCCTCTTCGCTGATAAGTTCGCGTATCCGCTTTTTGTCGTCGTCGCTGAACCAGTAACCAACATTGCGGCGCGAGTGAACTTCAATGTCATATGGTTTGAGTAATTGACGCAATCGATGCGCTGCAACCTTGGCGTTAGCTGCTATTTCCATGTGCTGATGGATCACTGCGCTGGAGACTATTGGTAACTCAAGAAGTAACCCCATCAGGCTGTTCATGACGGGGGTCAGCTTAAAGGTAGCGAGCAAACGCTTGTTGCGCTGCCCTAGTGTAGTTTCGAGATCACGGATGCGGGTGCGCAACTCCGTAATCTCGCTGTCTTTTTTGTTCATGCCGGGCCTGCAGGTTGATACGCCTAGCCCCACAATGTAACCTACAGTTCACCTGATATCAAGGGCTATTTCGCATCACCATAGGAAGATCCGACACCTACTTCGGCAGCGAGGGGAAGCCCCGGTGCCCAGTCAGGAGTGCGCGTCATCTCATGGAGTACGAGCGCCTTGATCTCGTCCACTCGTTCGAGCGGCACGCCATACACAAGCTCGTCGTGTACTTGCATGCCGAGACCAATGTGCCGCTGGATACGAAGTGCTGCGTCCATGGTGTGGATGCGAGCCAGCGCCTGCACGATGTTCTCCAGCAACTTGCCGCCGTAGATCTTCTTGGGCTCCGCACCGAACGTGAACATGTATTGCGTGCCGCGTTCTGATGCTTCGGTGTGAAGATTGTAGTAGTGCAGCTTCAATCCATTCGGCAACTTGACTGCGTTTCTCTCGAATTCGCAGGGACCGAGGTGGTATTTGTTGGTGTTACCCCGCAATACCGGGATGCCAATGTTCTGGAGGTAGCTCCATGTGTTGCTGATCGCCATGAACTTCCTGCGATAGAGGCTGACGATTTCGTGCGCCTTCTCCATCGACATCTCGATCTTGGTGCCCAGCTGCAACTGGCTCTGGACTTCGATGGTGTTCTGGAATTTCTCTCCCCCAACCTGAAAGCCGAGACCCAGAATGCTCGTTTTGCCCATGAACCGTTCGTGCGGATGATCCTTCTTGTTGACTGGATACCCGAACACTGACGATGCGAATTTGCAGTAGACATCGATGCCGTCAGCAAAGTCCTTGACCAGATCCTCTTGCCCACACAGCCACGCTACGATCCTTGCTTCGATCTGTGCAGCGTCCACCGTGAGGATAGCTTGTCCGGGTTTGGCTATGAGTGCGCGACGAAGATTGCCCCCTCGCGGCAGGTTCTGCATATTCAGCTTCCAGTCACCACTCAAGCGACCAGTATGCGCGCCTGCATAACGAAGCGGGATCGGCATTAACTTCTGCTCGCCGTTCTTCCAGTCGAGATTTGCTATGCTTAGTAACCTTTCAGAGCGCCGCTCTTCGAGAGTGCTTTTGTGCCCGAGCCGTGCCGCAACCAGCACCTGCACTGCAGTGTTGGGGAAAGTCTCCAGTGCAATGAAGTCCTTGTCGGTCTTGGCGAATGCGTAGCCAACCTTGCCAGTGAGCGGCGAGATCTTCTGCGGCGGCTCGCAACCGAAGTTACGAAGCAGTGTTGCGAACTTCTCGTTCGACATCAGGTCTGCCTTGCCGTTCGTTCCGAGCAGCATGGCGCTTGCCATCAATTCCATTTTCTGTTGTTGGACGGCAGCGAGGTGGGTAGCGATTGCGTTTTGATCCAGCAGGAATTTGGGCTGGATGGCGCAGCGAAGCACCATGTCCATGGTCAGGAGTTCTTTGATCGGGAACAATCCAGCCCTGACGGTCTTGTCGTAAATTGTGGCGCAGAGATCCGCATCGTTCTTGGAGTACTCCGAGTATGCGGGCATGCGTCCGGCGTCGATGATCGCTTGCCGGGTCATACCTTCGACGGATTTTACTTCGTCGCCCTTGATGCCAATCTCCAGATGCTTGGCTACTGAAGCCAGCGAGAGCGACTTCAATCTGTGACCATAGAGCGCGCGGCTGATGCCGAGTGTGTCCGCCATCAGGCGGGGTACTACGTTGTACCTCCACGCCAGAATACTCATATCGAACAAAGAGTTATGGCTGACGACACAGGCGCTGTCGAGCTTTGCCTGTTTGATCCAGCTGGCGAAGTCGATACCATCGACTACGTAGGTGTCTTGGTTGTCGGGCCATCCCTCCTTGACCGCGCAGAGAATTGTCTCAAAGCGACTGTCGAGAATGTATTCGACCGGAGTCATTTTTCTGAGAGAAAACTCCTTGTCGTAGTAAGTTTCGAAGTCCAGCACGACGGTTCGCATTATAGCATCCCTGTTGACATATAATTTGGTGTGACCCATATAGAGACCTACGCTCTTGTAGCGTCTCCTGTGGGTGGGAGTATAAGCCGGTCAGAGAGGTCCAGACTCTGACCGGCTTTTTTATTAGCTCATGCCGTAGAACGTAGCGAACGGCTCGTTGTGCAGTTGCCCAACCTTGATCTCAAGTGTCACTTCTCCGAATTCAGGAGGCTTGATGTCGTGCGGGATCAGTTTCGCATTGGCGATGGTTTCCGCAGTAAGCCTGCATGCTGCCAGCAATGAACTGGCAAGCGGCGGAATTTTGCCCGGCATTTTGAGTTCCTGAAGTTCTTTCGAAAGTTCTCTGGTGCTTTCACGCTCGCCAAGCAGCGAGATGATCGTGGGCCAGTAGTACCGTACTGCAGTCTTGGAACATACGGCATTGAGCATATCCAGAACCTTGGCTACGCGACCGAACTCTTTGGATGGATCGCCGCCATTCTCTATCCAGTAGTTGATGCGGTCGATGACATGCTTCGGCGCGTCGGGCTGAATAGAGAGATCGCGAACCATCGGGAGTGCGCGCTTCTCTGCGCTGCTGCGCATATACAGCAGCGCGGTCTGTACCTTCCCTTCACCGCAGTCCAGCTTGAAGCTGTGAACTTGCGATGATGTGTCGAGGTATGAACCGATATCGCGAAAGATATGCCGCGCTTCGGACGGCACGAAGGTGTCGATGTATTCCTGCTGTGTCAGAGACATCTGGCCTAGTTGCTTGCGCCTGCTGTAGAGTACACGGATGTTCTCCCGAATGTCATACATTGTGGAGCGGCTGAATGCGGACATAGTTACTCCTGTGGTAAGTTTTGGGTGGGGGGTGCGTCGAGTTTTAATAGTTTGCTCACCAGCTTGCCGCGCGACGCTACGTCAAACCGTTGATAGATGTCGTAGAGATGTACCTTCACCGTGCCGTGCGCGATGTTGAGTGCGCGAGCGATTTCCTTATTGCTCATACCTTGGAGTATGAGATTGACGATCTCTTGCTGGCGTGGTGTCAGGTTCACTTATCCTGCTCCGGTGCGAGGGCAGCGCGGGCGATTTCCTCGCGGTATCGCAACACTTTGTTCGCGTCCCAAGGCCGTCCGCAACAAGGACATGGAAGTGTGGCGGGTTCCTGTTTTGACAGTTTCAACCCAACCATCACCCCGTGCGCCAGCACAGCAGCTTCTTTGGTTTCCGCTTTAACTGACGCCTCGCGCCAGTATTCGATTTGATCGTCGACGCTCATTTGTCCTGCTCCGGTGCGAGTGCGGCGCGGGCGATCTCTCCCATAGGCGCGTTGGCAGGATGCCATGATCGTTCAGCGATCTCCCGCAGCGCCGCCTCCAGCGTCTCGATGCGGTCGGCGGCTTCGTTCCGATCCTTATCGACCGTCCACAGGTTTGGGTCGTCTGGATCAACTGCCGCGCGCAGCCGCTCCACAAGGTCGCTCATTTCACTTGCTCCGGTGCGAGGGCCATAACCTCAGAAATCCATCCTCCGTCGAACGGCCCGCCCTCCAGCGCCCAACAATCATTCAACGCCACCAGTTTCATCTCGATCTCCCGCAGCGCCGCCTCCAGCGCCTCGATGCGGTCGGCGGCTTCATGCAAGATGCGGTGCGGCCATTCTATTTTCGCGTGAGGATGCCCGTCACAGGCACCGCGTATACGTTCAACAAGGTCGGTCATTTGTCCTACTCCTGTAAATGAGAAAAGCCGGGGAGACATTTGCGTCCTCCCCGGCAGTTGTCCCTCTGCCGTGCAAGGCTTCGGGGATCAGGCGGCTTGCTTGGGAATATCTACCACGTCTCCGAACGGATACTTGGCGGGTTCGTAGATGCTTCCCCAGATCGTCATATACTCGGGCTCCTTGTCCGGAAACGTACCCAAGCCATCGGTCAGGTAGACCAGCGCATCCGGTTCGAGACCCATCTTCTTGATCTCTTCGAACACCGGGATGAAGTTGGTACCACCACCGCCCGGCATCGGCTTCTTACGCAGCGCAAACAGATCGCCTGCCTCTTCGACTTCATCGACACGATGAACTTTAGCGTCGCACCACATAACTACGAGACGCTTCGGCCTGATATCTTCGAGGATACCGGACATCTCCGCGAAGAACATATCCAGTTCTCCCTGACCGATAGAGCCAGAGGTATCGACAGCGACAACAACAGCGCCGCAGCCAAAGCCAGAGCGACCCGGTGCATAGATATCACGAACAATGAGCCGACGGTTGGGACGCCGCCAATCGTTCGAACCAGAGCCAGCCTTTCTTGCGAACAGAGCGACGATCTTATCCGTCCAATCCACTTTGGGCAGAAGGATCTCATTGAGGAGACGCTCTAACCCCGCAGGTAACTTACCTTGCGCCTTCGCTACGTTCGCAGCCGCAACGATCTGCGTCTGCCATTCGATCTCGCTGCGCTCGCTCGCTGCCGACACAGGATCTTTACCCTGTGAAGTACCGGGTTCGAGATGCTCATCGAAGCTCTTGCCCTTGACGCCGCTGCCGCCGTTGACTTCGCCATCGTCACAAGGCTTGCCGCCGTTACCGGGCTGCTTGCCGGGTTGATCGCCGGGCTTTTTCGGCTGCTTGCCGCCATTCTTTTTCTTGTAGAGCTTCTTGTAGATATCGAGAGCGCTGTCGGCCAGCGTAGCGATGCTCTTGTCGTGCAGCCAGTCTTTATTAAAGAGTCCGATTTTGCCATCGATCAAGCAGTCGTTGATGATCAGATCGGTAGCGACGTTCATCAGCTTCTGGTCGTACGGCAGGGTGGAGCCGTCGGGATAGCTGATCTTGCCACGCCGCTGCCAGCCAAGCATCAGACCGCAGTGGTTCCAGATGCAGTGCATGATCTCGTGAGCGAGGATGAAGATGCGTTCGTTCAAATTGTATTTGAAGAACGTATCCGGATTGAGCAGCATGTTGCTGCCGTCAGTTGCTGCGATGGGTACATCGCGGGTGAACAACGCAACGTGCTTGGACGCAGTGTTGTCCAGCATGGTGTAGAAGATGTGCGTGAACGCCGGACAGTGCCAGTTAAGCGCTGTGCGGGTCTTGCCCCAAGCGTCAGCCTGCACGGGAGTGAGTGCGCAGGGCGTGACGCCGGACTTAGCCTGTGGCTTGGTCGGCGCTACAGATGTCATTGATAGTCTCCGTGGGTAGATATGTTTGAAGCAGATAGAAGATTGCCAGCTGCGCTTCCAGTGCGGAGCGAACGTAGATTGGTGGTTGATCAGGAGCAACTCTGTCGCAAGGTTCTGTAAGTGAGTCGTCCTTGTGCATGTCATCGCGGAGAGGCTTGTAGAGATTAAGCTCGTAACGATCAGGATTAGATAGCGAGATCGGTCGTATCGTCCATAGCGCGATGCGAGCAGTTGGGAGGTGGCATTGATAGAGTATGTTACCGTCTGGCTTGTTAGTTTCGCCGGGGAAGCCTAACAGTGGAAAGCGCTTAAAGGCCATATTCTTGCTTCTCCTCTGGCGAGAACAACTCCACATCGTTACGCCCTAGGAACAGATCGTCAGCCTGAATGGCAATATCAGGAGGACGCTTGTCAGCAAGCAGCTTTGCAGTAACGAGTAACTCCTTTGCGGATGCACGTACCGCAGTGAGCATCAGTTCTGCCTGATGGTCGCTTTCGAAGTCGATCCGCAGATCGATGATCCAGTTTCTAAGAGTCATGCTTGAGTTCCTCTATGGTAAACAGTTCATGCGCGTCGGACTCTTCCAGATCCAGCTTGCCGCACAGGACCATGTTGAGGACCATGGAATTGAAGTCCATCCCTTCTTCCTTGGCCATCTTGATGATCTCAGCGAAGAGCTTGTCGGGGAAGCGAACAGCTACTTGTGTCTGGCCCCGCTTGTGGAAGCCTTTTGGGTATTTCATGTTACCTCCTGAGTAAGAAAAACGGTGGGTGAGGTTGGGGGTAATGAACCCCACAGGCTTACAGGGAGCCTCACTTACGCTACCACCATCACGGCACGATCCACACTGCAGTGCGAGCGCCTTTTAGTACGAGAGTCACCTCGCTTCATCATGGAGGTTGGCACCTCCACTAGCCGGTGACTAACCGGCGTGGCTAGTTACCTCCAAGGTTAGCGGGACGGGATGACATCTACAGGCGTTGTCCTTCGGACGTTGCCCCGGCGATGCTCCCGCCCCTACCCTGCAGGGGTTCTTAGTTGATGAGTGCGGCCATCAACGATGCGTTCTGGGATGACCAAGCACGCATTGCCGGATCGATAACCAGATCGTGGTTGCGGTTGCACGCAGCCTTCGCGAACGTCACCGCGAACTCTTTCGGCATGCGCTCGATGTACTCGATCACAGGCTTCAGAGTTGCAGCAGTGACACGATGCGCGAGGCTGTAGATCACCAGCATCTGAGCATCGGGCTTCAGCGGCAGCTTTGCCTGCGAGGGGTTAGCCACGATGCTTTCGAACTTCGGCATCTCCCGCTCCAGACGGACGAAGGCGAAGTACTGCGTGGCACCTGCACCGATCAGGCCGATTGCACCTTCGACCGTCCGGGCATCATCGGGGAACTGCCCAATGCGCTTCTGCTTGACCCGCATCTTGCGGTCCAGCATCACCAGCGACCGGGGAGTACACCACGGACCCTGCTTCTCAGGCACGCCATCCTGAAACAGGATCTGCGGGTTCTGGATCGCGAACGCAATGGTCAGCGGCGAGACACCGTGAGCCGTTGCCCACTTCTCCCAAGACACCAGATCGTCCGAGATGTCGTACTCGCCCCGGCGGTTGATGACGAAGTCGAACTCCTTGGTGACACCCGAGCGATCAGATGCACGGTTGGACGCGGCGATCACGCCCCAGCCAGCCTTGTTCTCACCACCCAGCACCCACGGACCCAACTCCTTGTTGAGGAACAGTTCTGCAGAGACGCGCTTGGTGTCGGCTTCTGCCTGACCATATTCATCAAGGAAGAGAATACCGCGCTTGTATGCCCACGTCGGCTTACCTTGCGTAGTAATCTGCCACAGCGGCAGGGTCGGCTCAGAGACGGTGATCTTCTTGCCGTCGCCGAAGTCACGCTCGCCCTTGAAGAGGTAGCCCATGAGATCGGGCACCTGCTGGGTGGCGAGGAAGAGCTTGGCGAAGCCCCATTCGAAGCCGTCACGCTCTGACAGGACTTTGACGAGATGCTCGACGAACTCGGACTTGCCGCGTCCCGGTGCAGACTTAAGCTGCACGGAAATGCCAGCGTCAATGTCGTCAATGACTTCGTTCTCAAGGTCTGTGAAGTTCATAGTTCAGTTCTCCTGATGTGGGTGGGTGGTTTGAGTGCGCTACGCGATGAACTCGCTAGCTTTTAATGATTTGAGTTTCTGGTGTACGCTAACACCATCTCTGGTTTCGCAGGTATGATAGGGACCGCATGTCGGACACTGGTGCCTGCGCCAGTATCCGTCATGACGTTTGGTTGTCATCTTGACGTTGCCGTACCTGCCGCATTGGGGACAGCCCATGTTGATGGGCAGTCCGTCTTCCCTGATCGTGTTCGGAACAGGGACATTGCGGGGTGACTCAGCCAGTATCTTATCTGTCTGACCCTCATATCGCACCACCATGAAATGGTTGCGGCAGCTGGGGCAGGCAAACCACATCCTGACGTGGTCCGGCTTGGCTACGTAGTGCTTGAGCCTCGCTGACTTCTGACATTGTGGGCAAGCCATATAGGTTGGCATGTTACACCGTGATGGTTGGATTGCGGGTCTCGTAGTATTGGATCTCAACTACTTTCTTCTGAGTGCGCAACAAACTATGGCGCTGGTCGGGTGTTATCCTTTCATAGTGGTCGCGATCAATTACCAGCAAGTTGCTCTGCTCACTGAAGAGCGAGATCAACTTGGGGTGGGGCAGCGTGCCGTGTTCAACGTACCTGATGATACGCGGCAGGCCAGCGTCGTTAGTGAATGCGAAGTCGCTCACTCTACAGCCCTCGGTGCCGGACGTGCAGCCAGACGCATCAACTCATCACGAGCATCGCGGTCGGTTGTGGTGTTGGTGACTACCTGCCCGCCGTGGCGCGTGGTGTCAGGCTTTGCATGCAGCGTCTTGCTGACGAGGCGCGCGTAGCCGGTGATGTCGTCCCAATGATCAGCATGCGACGGATCGCCTGAGAGTACACGCGCGATCTTCATCGCGATCATGTCCAGCGACTCGCGCTGCATGTCGGTGAGGATCGCCCAGTTGTTGCCTTCCCGCATTGCTTGGCGCAGGTGCTGTGCAGTGCGCGAAGTATCTGCGTAGTTACCGTGCGTGGTCTGCCGGTCGGCAAGCACGTTATCGATTTGGTCAGCCATAGTTACTTCTCCGGGTTGAAAGCGAGGTCGATTGCTTCGGGTTTGCCCCACACATAGTCCATGGCGGGAGTGCGCGTCGTGCGTTCAAGTTTCAGCCGTGCAGCAATCAGTGCCGCATTAGCTGTTGTGGCTTCGATGAACATCAGCCGCGTGTCGTTGTGGTTGGTTGGGATCTTGGTGTATTCGATCCGGTATTCGGGCATTGATATCTCCTATTTGATGAGGATCTGGATCTCGTCGTACAGCGTCCACACATCGCACACGATACAACCCTTCTCGTAATCAGGGCAGCGCGGGCCGTAGTACTTCGTGAAGTACTTCTCCATGTCTTTCAGGATCTTGGCGGTGTCTTCGTTGGCTTCCTCCTCGGTCGGATAGTTTTGTTTGGGCATCGGGTCTCTCCATGAACAGCTGGAATTTCTTGGGGCGGGGAGTGCGCGGTTTGCGAGGCTTCTTGACCTTGGGGGCAGCGACCATGCCGTACGGCGTGGCGTATGGCCAAGGGCACATCTCGTCGTGGATGAGCTTCTTCTCTTTCATGATTACTTCTCAAGTAACCGTTCGATGGTCTTCTTTAATTCCTGGCCCTTGGCAAAGAGCGTGTTGACCTGACTGGTGATGTTGCTCTGCAGCTCTCTTAGTTCTGCGAGGAATGCCTTTGCTTCTTCGCTGGCTTTGCTGCGGTTCTCATTCACGTCGGGGCCGAAGTATTCATCCCTGAGTGCGCTGACCCATGCACGCGGCACGCCGAGATCGAGGGACACTTTCTCGTCGGACCAGTTGTCGTGATAGCCAGTGGCTTCGCCGACATAGACCTCGTTGATCTTCTCGAAGATGATGCGCCTCTCGTCGCGTGTCATGGTCCGCGGCGGTTCGGTTGCTGGTGCAGTCTTGGGCGACGGGGGCGGTGACACGGGTGTCATGGGTACGATCTTGTTGCTTGCCATGTTGTCGTCTCGCTTTCTGTGGGATGCGATCTTGATTGCGGTGAAGCATTCGGGGCATCGGTTCTGGTGTGGGCTTCGACCGATTTTCCAGCCCAGCTTCTCGAACTTGGAGTTAGCAAAGCGCTCAGTTATTTCGTCGTCGTTGCCGTGAGAGCGCGATGTGTTCACGGGTAGTGATTGTGCTACTTGGCAGTGCCCGCACACGGCACGGGCTCCGCGTCGTGGCTGGCCGGATACGTCAACTGTGCAAATCTCCAAAGCTGCATAGGCCATCGTCGTCTTGCTCCTGTTGTGGGTTGGTGATGAGATGTTCACTGATGTCAAATCCGCCGTAGTATCCATTGTGAACGTTGTGATTGACGACTGTGAAGCTGCCAAGAAACGTGTCGACAATGAGAAACTGTTCGTCGTGACAGCTTTCGTCATCGCGGTGCCCGGTGCGTGAGCTTGGCATAATGCGATACCCAACGAAAACCAGTCCCTCCCAATAATGGAGCGGATCGTCAGTGGACATATATCGCCGTTCACAGCAGTACTCTGCGATATCTGCGAGGATAAGTGTCCGATCTTCGAACTTGATAACCAGTTCGTTTTGTTCGATGCGGATACTTCTAATGATTTTGCCTCTGCAGGCTTTGGCTGCTTCATCCATGTGGGCTCCTGAGTGCGCTAAACTTTGAAAGGAAAGTCTTTATTTACTTCGCGTTTGAAGTTGGCGAGTTCTTCTTGCTCACGCTGTATGATCATGTGCTCGTAGAGCACCTTGAAAGCCCGCATCTCGCGAAGCGATAGCTGACTGGCGAGCTTGATCATTGCAGTGATTGGTTCTTTGTCCAGTGTCATCGGAGTGTCTCCAGTCCCATTACAAAGAGAAGTATGAAGATGATCCAGCAGTAAGTGTTCTCGCTCATCAGAAGTCTCCCGGTGCTACTTGAGCGCAGGGAACGCCGTTCGCTCGCCACATATTCACAACACGCGAGCGATCATCGAATGCCATGATGGGTTCGTAACCATCAATGCGTAACTCCTGAAGTAACTCCTGCTTAATGATCGAGTCGTCGCGATAGTCCAGATCAGCACGCATGTAGAGTGGCATGTTCGGCAGCTTGGCTACTCTTTCCAGCCACTCCTGAGTAGCTGCACGCTGGCACTCGTTGCGACCGCTCATCAGGATCACGCGGTAGGAGAAGCGCTGCGTGCATGCCGTATTCCACAGCGTACGGCACAGTTCGATCATGTGCGGGATAGGTTTATCGGCGAAGCAGAAGTGCTTGAAGGCTTCCCAGTCCTTGGGCTTGGACTGGATGAAGTGCAGGCGGTGCGTCAGGTCCGCCAGCGTGCCGTCTATATCAAATACATAACAGGGCGTGGGTGGGTGAGTGCGCTCAGTCATCTTCGTAGTCCTTCAGGAATTGTTCAGCCAGTGAGTCCCATCCGATAACGCAGAGTTGGAGGAATTCATTCCTGTCGCAGCGGGTTGCGACGGCAGTGCGGATCAGTTCGTGCAGTATGATGGATGCAGCTATCTCTAGTATGTCTTTGGCTTCCATGCCGCCGATCTGGCAGGTGTGAGCGGTGTCTCGTATTGCCTTGCTGACACGCTCCCCCATGAGTTGGTACATGTCGTCAGTCATGACGTGATGCGTGCGCTTCATTTCTCTTCTTCCTCGGGGAATGGAATGGGTGGGGTGAGAGTCGAGATCCATGTCGTCTCGTCGATGTCTCGGCTATATTCATCAGCTTCGTCAAACGATACGAACGGCCCGACGAACCCGAAGCCATCGCTCAGGTTGCCAATTACAAGGATGTATTGGTTCATTTCCTGTAGTCCCTCTTCTGTGGCTCAACTACATCGTCAGGGAAAACAACTCCCTTGCCGAAGATCCACTCAAAGCAAATGCAATCTCCACCATCGGTGATGATCACACGCTCGGTGAGCCCGGCATGGGCAGAGACGTTCATGGTGTAGTGGGCGGCGGCAGCGAGCGCTTCCGTGACGGGCACATAGCGCGCGACGTACTCGTATGATCCATCGGGAAAGAACTGGCAGACGCTGAAGCGCTCATCGCTGTCTTGGATCAGCTTGGTGATGCGTGCGTCTTCGATCTGGTTCGGTGTGCGGTTGTCGTTGTCATGTGTCATCTTCTGCATCTCCAATATGCTTTGCCCCTGCCGTAGTAACGCTTGCCCTTGCCACGGCAGATGTCGGTTCGGGGTTTGTGTTTGAGTGCGCGAACTGGTTCTGGCTCGGCAGCCTCGGGCTGCCGTTCGGTATTTTGCGTTGGTGCTGCTTCCGGAGTTACTTCGGGAGCAACTATGATGCGCTCGGTTGGAATAATTCGAGGTGCTTGGTCCTGATACGCCTTCTTGAGAATTGTAGTGTGGTCAGCTACTTCCACTGGCGCTTGCATTGCCTTCACCGGCACCGGGGGCGCATTGACTGCGCTCCAGATGGCGGTGATGAACAGGGCAAGCGCGAATGTGCAGCCCAGCAGTTCGACTGCAGAGCGGATGTGGCGCATGCGTGGCTCCTGAGTGCGCTAGACGGTTTTCGGGCTGATCCAAGTATTGAGTTGCTCGGCAGCGATCAGTACTTCGGGCGAGCTATCCTGAATGCCGGGATACTTCTCGCCAGTGATGAGGTCTTCGAGGATCTTCTGAGCCTTCTTGATCTGGCCCTCGACGGTGACCGTCTTGGTGTTCTCGGACTTCGCCACTGCCGCCAAGATCATGTCATCGTCCATCGGCTCGTCGAGTTTCAGCTGTTCGCGAGCGACACAGACGTAACCCTCGTAAGGCGACTTGAGTTCGATGCCATCCTTCTTGGCCTTGCGCATTATGACGGTGGCACGGTTGAAGACATCGACTGCATCCCATTTTGGATTGGATGCGAACAAACAGATCTGTCGCAACTTTGAGATGTTGGACTTCAGGCCCTTCTCAGTGCGGTCGTGGATCGCTCGCTTGCCTGCATTGATGATGAAGGCTTTGAAGACACGAGCGGCACCGTCGTCGCCGTTCTTGTCCTTGGAGAGATCGAGAACGCTGTCGTAGACGATGCGAGCAACGTGGATGGCGAGGTTCGGCATGGCGTCGTCGCCAGCGGCTTGGGCGTAGGCGAGGTCACGGACGATGGCCATGGCGTCGTCCAGACGTGTGTCGTTGGTCAGGTTGTGGGCGAGAGCAGACATAGTGATCCCTCCTGTGGGGGGTTTGGGTGGGTTATGGTGGAAGCATCCCATGGGTTACTACTGAAAGCAACCCATGGGTAGCATTTGGGGGAGTCGCGCGTGTGAGTGCGCTTAGTCCGGAATGCCGTCGTCAGCGCTGGTCTCGTTGACCTTGGCGCGGATCGAGAACGACAGGGCGGGGGCGCGAGCGGATGCACCATCCTTCCTGCGCCATGCATTGACCCAATACTCCTTGCCGTCCACGTTCAGGGTGCCGGTGAAGTCAGCATCCTGCTTCCCTTCCCGTTTGCGCTCGTTCTTCCAGATCGATCCCCGGTTGGTGTTGTCGTACTGCGGCTTCTCGCCGGGTACTTCGGCAGGGGTGGAAGAGCCGAATGCGTCGCTGAAGTTATCGTTAGACATGGTGTTTGCTTTCTGATGCTCATGCATCTGTTTGTGCTTTGGTGGGTGGTTTTGCTGCTAACGCTGCAGCTAGCGTTCCGTCAGGAAGATTTATTGATGGCATCTTATGATCGGGGCGGGTTCGAAGACCCTTTCGTCATTCAGTGCCTGCAGGTGGGTAGGCTGCGTCGAAACGTGAGGACGCTATGTGAGTGCGCGAGTTCAGTACTTCATGGTCGTTACTCGGCATTGTAGGCGTGCAGTGACGCCTCGTTATAAGCCCCACGGGTGAGTGGGGCGGTGAGACCACTTACGCTCACCCTCTTGCCAGATCATTGGTCTCCCTTTGGTTTAAGCGTTGAAGCGTTTGATCATTTCGATTGCGAGCTTGATCCTTCTTGCGGCTATGCTGGGCATCTCGATCTCGACCGCATCGAGCGCGTCTTCGAGTAGCGGCTTGAGGTGCTTGTCGAGCAAGCGCTGGTACGAGTGCTTGAGTTCGGCGATGTCGAATTCCCGGTGGATTACTTCTGGGGTTACTGCAGGGGTAACAGGCGGCGTGAGAGCGCTAATCGGCACAATCGTGTACCCAGCGTAGTGAAGCTCCTTCATGAACTCGTTGACGCAGTCTTCTTGGCTGATGCCGTGCTGCGCATCAAGCCGCTGTTGGCTGACAGCTTCTTCGAGAGCCATGTAAAGTTCTTTCATTGCGCTCATGCGATGTTCTTTCGTGTGAAGATTAAAATGTGAAACAGGGGATGCCAGCTGCTCTCGCCTGCCGGATCATGTTGGCGGTGCCAGCACCACCGGGGAACGCTATGACGATGTCGGGCTTGCCTTCGACCAGCATCTGCTTGTTGCGGATGGGGCCAGCGGCGCGTCCGTAAGTCTCCCAGTCTGCGTTGAACGTAAAGATGGGGACATTGTTGTCGATAGCCCACTCGCGAGCGAGCCTGTCCGCGCCGCGCGCCCCGCCTTCGATGAGAGCGCAGGGATTATCCAGCGTATCGAGCGCCTCAAAGACCTTCTTGCGGTCATCGTAGTCGCGTCCGCCACAGACAAGTATTCTCATGCGATGTTCCTCCATGTGATCTTCTTCGGCAGGAGAGAAGGATCAACTGCGGTGACCGCGACGTTGATCATCAACAAGTGGTTCTTAACCGAAGAGTGGTGATTGGTGGTGGCGGCAGCGAGGGCTTTGTCCGCGTGGTCGGCGATGTTGCTGAGTGCGCGTTCCAAGAGTTTGACCTTACGTTCGAGGTCGCACATGTGACGGAATTCTTTGTTGTTCATGGGTGGGTTACCTTTCAGGTAATGAAGTGTGCAGTGATCCAGAGTGCCAGCACTGTGAGTTTGGCGAGGATGATGGTGAGGTTGAATGCCTCCATCCCCGTCATGAGTCGCTATCCGTGAAGAAGTCCACAGCCGAAGTCACGGCGATGTAGATGATGGCGTAGAGCGACAGGCCCGTTGCCAGCCCGAGGCCGCCCATCATGAGGGTGATGTGATCCATTGCAGGTTCTCCCGTTGGATTGTGGTGGGTGGAGTGGGTTGTTGGGAGAAGTGTTTGAGTGCGCGACGGTTAGCTCAGATCCTCTTGCTATCCGTCGTGTTCCAGTCGTTCCAGTCCCTCTTCACTGCAGCGAGGGAGGGGTACTGCGGGTTGTAATGGTCAGTGTCTCCGCGAATTCTTGCGTAGAGTTCCGAGCGGCGGCAGACGCGTTGGTACGCGGCTTCGTCCATGATGCGCTTCTGTGCGGCAGGCGAGGGGGTCTTCTTGGCGATGTAAAAGCTGAAGCCGAGACGACCGATGCGAATAAAGTGCAAACCGCCGACCTTCTTGTATGCGAGCATTGCATATCTCCGATTTTTGGATGGAACCATTGTGGCACGAGACCCAGGGTAAACATGGCGCGATTGAGTGCGCAATAAGATGATCGTGAACGTAATGAGAACACGCTTTTTGTAATGATGCATTTGGCAACTAGAACAGGTATTGAATGTTTGTGTGATTACAGTGGGATAAGGTGGAATAATATATTAGATGCTCTTTTTGAAAAAACGAGGGAGGGTTCAAACCAGTCCGAAGGTGGTATGCGGCAAATGCATGCCAGCTTTTTTCCCCGATTTTTACCCCCAGCTATGTAAATACATATTATATAATATATTATATAACCATAAGAGACTGAAAACGCTGGAAAAGACCTTTCCTGCCGTACAAAAGTTATGCATTATTTAGGGTCAAGTCTTTGTAATCACACAAACTTCAAATTCCTGCTCTGATAGGGGGACCACTTTCGTGCCGTGATCCCCCTGCGTCGTGTTCGCGTGTAAGTTGAGTGCGCGAATTAGATCTCGAAGTCGGCGTCGACCTTCTGCCGAACCGAGAACGTCATTGCGGGGGCTTTGAGGCTCGCACCTTCCTGCCGCTTCCAGCCGTTGACCCAGTACTGAACGCCGTCGATCTCCAGCGTGCCGGTGAAGTCAGCGTCTTTCTTGCCGGGGCGCTTGCGCTCGTTCTTCCAGATAGCGCCGCGATTGTTGTTGTCGTAGACCTTTTTGACGCTATGCGTGCGGCCCTTTTCGTTGCGTGCGTCGGCTTCAAGGTTGAGCGTGAGGCCGTTGTTGTTTGCTGCGGTCATGTCTGTGTCTTTCTCTGTGTTTGTTTGTGTCAGTGTTTAATCGTGAGAGCGCAACTCCTCGTAGCTCCATCGTCCCCACGCTCATGCGGCATCCCGTGTGATGCAAGGCAGGCGTTTCGTGATGGAAGTTGCTACGAGGTGTTACTCAGTGGGTAACATTGAATGGTCAGATGATTGGATGTTCAGAGGGGATGATCCTATGTGCCTTACCGGCGTCTAAGAGATATCGAGTCTTGCCGATGGTTCAGCGGGGTGTGGCCCGTTCCATCTTAGTAACTCTCGATGCAAAGATGATCATTGCTCCAAGGTATTCCCGTTTACGGTATCGCTCTTCAGTGAGCAGGTGGATCTTTCTCAATACACGGGAGGTCTAAAAAATTTTTTTTCCCGAGGTGTGAGTGCGCATTCCCGAGGGATGAGTGCGCGCCACCGGCGACAAGGTAATGGGGTTTCGATCTGCCTTCGGCCACGCTCTCCTGAGAGGCGCATCACCTTTACACGGCGACCACATGAAACTATCCCACTACAGCGAAAGTAACTTGTCAGGTTACCCAACCGCTTTGCTCAATGGCGATTGTAACCCAGTAATGGGGGAAAGGTTTAATGGGGGCGGCTCGGCAACGGGGGCGGGCCGGGGGGTGGACTGGACAGGTGGGTGGCCGGTGGCGGCCCGGCTTTGTTAG